AACGCTTATCTTTCGTTTCAAGAAAACGATTGCGGTAGCGGTTCAGGATATTGCAGGTCATCTGAATAAACCCCTTAGGGGTAAAATAGCAGTCGTTCCCATCAATATTTACGCAAGCAAGACTAGCATCTTCATAGATACTAGCTTCGGTTCTCTCGTTTGAAGGGATCATATCTTCAGGCCCAAACAAATGCTCACAACTAAAATCATCCAGCGTAAACTCCTTATCCGCAATCTTATGCATGGTGGAGCAGGAATTTGCAACGGTGCCTACCTTATAGGTATCGAACTCCTTCCACCAATACAAAGGTGCTGTAACATCAACATACACGGTAATCATCCGCATGAACTTACGATGGTCAGTACCGGCATTGCGAAGACGCTTCATGAGGTCGAAATCGTTTTCTCCAAGAAGAAATGCGTTTTCATCGACGATCATAACAGCTTTTGGAGAGTCGTATAAATGGCTCCAATGACTATCACTCTTCTCCCAAGAATTCATCGGATTCCGCATGCCTCTGATGGCTGCCTCCCAACCCATAACGTCAACGTTTTCAATTTTTAGCATTTTCTTTCTCCTTTCAAAATATAAAAATAGGAGACCCTATTATAGATCCCCTAAAATAGAAACTTAATTCATCACGTCATACTCATCGTATTCTTTTGACATTTCTTTTCCTCCAAATCTTCCTCGCTTTTCCACTCGTTAACCTTATGAAGTTCACCATCAAAGTACTTACGAAAGCATCCCATACAAATCAGCATATGCCCACCGAAACTGTATGAATCATCAATACTCACAGGTTTCTTGCATATCACGCATCGATGACGTGGTACGGAAGGAGCTTCAACTCCGAATCTCTGAAAGACTTCAATATTTACGATATCGATGTCACGATCATATTCAATCATGAATATCATTCTCCTTTTTACATAATAGCCTCAGTTCCATAGATCTTTGCAAAATCAATTAGATCCTGGCAATTCTTAAATCCCATAAGTTGCGATGCTCTATCAAAGTCGACAATATATTGAGCAATTTTAGCAACGTCATCAAAAGTTTTATCTTGTTTGTTTGTCAGTTCTTTTAATTCTTGTAGATTGAGTGCAGATATAATCGATGTTGCGGTCAATTTATCTTTTATCGGAACCTGCTTCTTTATAATTACACGGGTTACTTCCATATTAAGCCCCTTCTTTTAGACGTCTGATCGTCCATTTCTTCATGCATTTTTTGCCTCTACGGCACGCACTACGAGCTCGTTCGCCATTACAGCCAATATCAATGCCAATTTCTTCGAAGCTCGCGTATTTTTTGCCAGTTTCGACGATTTCATACTTCATATCCTTTCGAGGTCTTTTTGTTGATTGCTTGATTTGTTTATGTTCGTAGTTCTCTTTTGTTTGTGCTTTTGGAACCTTATAGCACTCTGTCCCCCACGAGAAGCGTACTCGATACCAAAATTTATCCTCGTTAACATAATCTACAATTCCTCCATGACGATGATCGCCAATTTTCGGAAGTGATTTGCGTACCTGATCGAAAGTAACCATTGACGTTCTCCTTTTTAAAAATATAAAAATTGGAACCCGATGTAAAATACACCAGGTTCCATAAAGGTCACTTGTTAGCCGGATAAACCTTTTTACCCTCTCTTCTTAGGATATCCTTGAACAGCTGACAAGATTCCATCGTACCTTCCTTAAGTGATTCAGTGAGATCCCATTTCAATCCCTTTCTGTTGTCGATCGCATAGATCTCGACGACGCCTGGATTTCTATCCAGCAATCGTTCGATTACTATATTCTCGACCCAGATAGAATATCTACTGGATTCAATAAATTCATAATTCAGAACTTTGAAGTTTTTGTCGGCCCCTCCAAGGCCATAATAAAAGATTTGATTATTTTTGTTTTCCATGGCTTCGCAGCCTCCTTTCATTATAATGGCTGCATTTTTTGCGAGATCATTTACCTCGTCCTTTATCGGCCTTTCTTGACCTTACAGAATCAGTCTTGCTCGCAGGGATATAATTAACAGGTTTGGATGAATTCCAGTTCCAGAACTGTTCTAAACAGTCATTACAAGGATCCTCTGTTTCAAGAACATCTTTATGCTTACAGAGTTTGCAATATGTGTTGAAGTCAACCTCAAACTGCCGAATATCAGGCATTTACCCAGTCCCTCCAGTTAAGTGCGAAATAGCTGTCAGTACGCTTTCCGTTGGCATCCGTATGTCGGTTAAAGTGCTTGATACCAGCACGTTCCATATTCTTTCTGGCAATGTTACGAAGATACTTTCGCATAGTTAGTTACCCCTTTCAAAGTTGTCATAGAAGACACATATCGTGTCTCATTGAATTTTTTCTTATTTTTGAGTGCTCGTGAAATTGCGATGTCTATAGGGGCCATACTTCTTAGATGATAGTAATATAAGTCCCTATATGGTGTGTTTAAGCGGTCTATTCTTCCCATTGATTGTTCCAATGTGCGATAGGAATAAGTTTGCGAATAGAATATAATAGTATCTGTTTTAACACAGTTCCAACCTTCTGCTCCGGCTGTGTATTGGACGAGGTATACCCATTTGTCGGTGTTTGGAATATCCTGATGCTTATGACCATTCCATTCGGCCATTTCAGTTCCATTGGAGTAAGGCAATGTTCTTAAAATATCAAGCTCATAATCAAAGTTATAGAAGATGATTACCTTATTTCGATGACTGCAAATATCAAGAACTTGCTCAGATCTAGACGGATCTTCATTTACGCATCGACGCCAAACAGAGCACAATTCGGATACATTCATAATCGGAGCCTTTGTGTATGGGTTCCAGCGATCTTTTGTGATTGACTTGTAAATATCAACGTTGTAGCCGCATCTTACTGAGATACTATGTCTTGTTGTGGCTCGGTTAAAGTCCATATCAACAAGAACGCGATTGCGTAGCCTAATTAATCGTTGGATATTAATGTACCTGTCAATCTGTGGAAATTTTGAGAATGGTTTAAATACTACATGTTCTGAATTGAATTCTGTTTTATTCTTATAAAACCCATTTGCTATAAAGACTGGGATATAATCTGACCATGTATCGCCAGGCGTTGCCGATAGCATAATCCATTGATTATTCTTTGTAATTTTGAGAAAACTCTTTGTCCACTCTCCATAACCAACGACTCGCTGTTCGTCAAATATAAATATTGCGTTTGTGATACCAATGTATTTCTTAATATTATTCCAACTGTCAATCACAACTTTATTAGAATATAAATTTGGTTGCCCGGGATAGAGCAGGAAAGGGATGAGCTCCCCTTCCCACTCTTTGGTATCACGTTTTCGTGCGGTTGTTATAATGTATAGGTCTTTAGGTGGATCGTCCATAGGAATGTACTCATTACCTTGTAACGACATTATGGAACCGCCATTTTGCATGTAATACCATGCGATGGCCGTAATGGACTTGCCACTACCGACACCACCGCACAGAATACAGCCATTGGAAATATCTTTTAGCGCTTCTAACTGATGGTCATAAAGAGTTATTGCCACCCAATCCTCACTCCTTAGAACGGAACATCTTCACCATCGGAATCGCTCTGGGAATGACACGCGCCATTCTGCATTACATCTTCAAGAAGCGCTGCATACTTCAGATCCAGGTCATCTTCCTCAATAGTAATGTAGGCAGTTTTCAGATATGCCTTTACACCACTCTTTCCAGCGGCAGACCATTCACGAGGACGAATCATAAGATCTACATTCTTAATTGCTGCTGTGTCGAGCTGTCCAACGGTGACTTCATCCAAATAGGTTACACGCTTGCTGCTTTCTCCGATCATAACAATCTTCGGCGGGAAAATATCAAATCGCAGTTCAACAGGAATGGTGTTAATGATCACATCCGGATCAGACTTTGTGGGCCGCCGACGGACATTCCAACCATCTGCTTCCAGAGCAGCTGCTTCGGTATCGTCCAGTTCGATAGAAAAGCTTCGCTTTCCAGGATGATACTGGTCACGATTCCCTGCGAAATTCTTGTAAATTACATGAGCGTTTTCAATCTTGAGGTTATCCATTTTAGTTAATTCTCCTTTTGAAATTAGATAATGTGAATATAAAAGTGAATATTGCTACGATTTGCTACTGGACGGTTGATGATGTTAAACAAAAGATTAACGCCAGCAGCTGCACCAATAATTCCGGCCGCCACCAGCGCATAGTCTTTCCAATTCTCCTTGAGATCCTGCTTCAACTTTGCTTTAACGCCATCAACGACAGTTTCCCCGACTGCGGACTGAGCCTTTTCTTTCAACATAGTGTTCTCCTTTCAAATATCAGCTTGCGAACCACTCAAAGTCGCCATACTTACCGATGACTTCTTTTGCCTTATCAACCAGAGAAATATAATAGCGATCATCCGCTAAGTCCTGCTTATTATTCATTCGAACAACCTCGGATTCCATCCATCGATAACCAATGGTACCAGGGGCGGCAACGAACTTGGTTTCTCCAGTTTTCTTATCCTCACGCTTCACAAGAAGTTCGCCAGCACCACATCCCGGCTTCATTGGTGTGAACTGACCAACTCGTCCGACGAATCGATAAGAATGCTCTCCTTCCGGCAAATCTTCGTTAAAGTCCAAATATAAGGCTCCTTCTTTAGAAGATTTAACCTCACATTTGTCTTCAAATGCGATGCCATCATGCCCGAACAACGTGTCGAATACATAGGGAACCTTAAATTGAGTCCCGGTAGCAGTCCAGTAGCCTTCCGCTTCGAGATATGCGGCTTCATTTTCTTCCGGGACATATCCGTAGGTATTCATACACCACTCAGGAGAAGCAGCTTTGGCCACGTATACGGCATTGTTTACCAGACAAATCTTTTCATAGGTTGCCTCATGCTCGAAAGAATATCCGTATTTCTTAGCAAAGTCCATGCAGAATTGAATAATCTCAGGAGTCGCATCGGCGATTTTAATAGAATCGGTCTTGATGTGAACAACTGTAAATCCACGTTCTACAACTTCATCAAACAATGTCTTCATGAACAATGCTCCACGAAGAGCGACGATGTTGTTGACATTTCGCTTATCATAGAACGGATTCTCGAATCTGGCAGAACTTAAACCGTAAACGGCATTGATTGGGATCTTAAGAGCTTTCGACAGCTTCTTTGCCATTTTGGGATCATCCAAATACTTGGAAAGGCGGCCATCAAAGAGCTTCTTCGCCGATTCGTAGTCCTTGTGCTTAATATAAATTCGAGCATCCAACAGTTGTTTGAAGTTCTCCGTATGCTTACCAAAATACTTCAGAGCAACGGCAGAGTTTGGATGCAGACTTGTTATATCAAGTAATGCCGCATTTGAATACATTCCTGGGTTACCATAGACATAGCCGCCCAAGCTGAGATCAACATCTCTATACATGTTATGACCGTCTTTGAACTCGTATCCAGGAAAGCAGTTGATCGCCGTTGACGGCTCAACACCGGGTGGAAGTTCCTGCTCGCCAGTATCCAGATGGGTGTAGACAAGTTGAGTATGCTTCTTATCTGCGCCAAATATAATCTGAGCAGTCAGATCATTCGTCTTGGTGTTGACAGACATACCAGCCAAGTCAGCAAGAATTTCTCTGGCAAGGAAATCCGTGGGTTCCAGATAATCGAACAGAGCTTCTGTGGAGACTACGTCGTTTTCACAATACTCAGCGACCTTATTCCAATACTCTTCCGGCACCGGCTCATCCCAAGGAAACTCAAGCTCCAGGTGATGGATTCCAAGGAAGATTTCCCATTTCTTCAGACTTTGCTTTGTCGAAGAGAAGTCATAAATATCTGTATAGCTCAAATTATAAGCCGAACCGAATTTTCCACGTTTATCTTTAATGATTGATCTTGACAACTTATACAATTCTTCGTTCGAATATTTCATCATTCGAGCGTATAGGATATGGTTGTCATAGTCCCGATTATTAAATCCAACAAGCCGCATCTTACAAAGCATTTCGATTTGATAAGAAGTCGGATTTATTAATCTCACGCAAGACTTTCCACGTGGTTTGTATACGACGACAAACAGATTTGGGAATACTTCCACATCGAAGAACACAAGAGTATCGTTAGAAACGTCCTTACATTCTGCTTCCTCGTCAGACTTGAACTTCATCTGAGCGACTTTCTTAAGACAATATTGGGAATTGTGTGAACTTCTTAGAGCAAAGGCTTGAACATCCGGAATCATATTAGTCAGGTCGTAAATCATTCCAGAATTATAAGCTTGTTCAAGGTCTTTAAATATCAAGTCAATGCTCGGCTTCGTATAAGGTACGTTCTTTTTTAAAAGATTTCTAGCGACACTTGCTCTTAGATGCTTTTCGTTCTCGAATCCAGTCCAGTCAACCACTTGCTTTACCTCCTTCATTGGCAATCCAGAGCTGATTGTAGCAATCGGAATATCATTGCATCTGCTGAGTCTTCTTCGCATTGAGCTTCCGCCAGTGAACACTTTAATCTCGACATCTTGAGAATATAATGTGCTAAGTTTTGATGCGTCCCCTGTGTAATAATACACAAGATGAATTCCTTCGCCTCCCTTACTAAGTTCCGCATACGTCTTTGGCCACTTACTTGCAGCCTCCGCATTTAGCTTAAAAGATTTATTCCCTTCCGGGTCTTTTAAGTCGAAATCGATAAATATCACATTACGTTCTTCCGGAATGTTTACATAATGTAGAAGATTCGTAGAAATATCACTCAACTTCGTTGTGACATCAGACCATTTCTTTAGCGGAGTGCCTGCCTGTGTTGCATACTGGGCTGGGCAATCAGCGAATTCCTTATCAAATAGGGATTCTGTGCAATCCATCGGGAAATCGGCGTAAGAAGCATAAATAACTCTGCTGCTTTCTGGGATCTCAAATTTCTCAGTTAGAAACCCTTTGTAATAATTCCAAACTCTTGTCCCGTTTTCAAGTGTAGTCCTCTCGTAGAACTCTTTGAAATAGGACTTAAGCTCTTCCTTAAAGAGCATCTGAGAATATCCATATGTCACGTTTGCTTCGGCATTGTAATTCTTGTAAATTTCCCAGGCCTGCTTCATGGAGATTCCATCGTCCTGCTTGAATTTGTCAAAATTATCAAGCACGAAGTTATAGAAACTGTTTGATGCACCCATCATTGCCAGAGGAATATACTCGTCATACATATGTGGATCCGATTCGTATACAGTCTTACAATGAGCGGCGATACCACCTAGTTCGAATTTAACTTGCTCCATTAATTCTCGGTATCTTTCTGCCGGTATTCTGTTACCGCTTGGCGATACGTCAATTAAACGTCTGATAATACCAGATTTTGCATCCGTTATTCGAACTGGTTTGTTGGTTCCCATAAAGAGAAATGTATTGAATCGAGCGGCATACGAAGACTTAAACTTCTCATTTACAGTCATAACTTCGTGAGAAACAAGACTATTCAAGCGAGTATTATCTTCAATTCTGCTTAAATCTCCGTCATGTTGAATTGCAACAAGCGGATTTCCACGGAAGGCTTCCAGTGCAAATGAACTATTAGAACTTCCAAGTACCTTCGCATCGAATGGACACCAATAACCGTCAAATAATTTCTGAATAATGTTCAGAATTGTCGATTTGCCAGTTTTTGGCGCTCCATACATAACAATGAACTTTTGAAGGTTCTTTGATTCGCCAGTCACAATTGCACCAATAGCCCATTCCAGTTTGGCCCGTTCCTCTTGAGAATATAATGTTCCAATGATCTCATCCCAAGCCGGGGTAGGAGCATTCTCATAAGAATATGGAAGCCGCTTGCTCACATAGCTCTCTTTTGTAACAATGGTATTTTCGAATGTCAATTCTTCGTCGAGTAAGTGAAAACTATCTCGACATTGCTTCTGTACAAATTTATGCCATTTGTCCACAGAACCACTGTCTGTATCCCACATATACATGACTTGAACTAACAAATCGGAATAATCATTTGCGTGAGATTTTGCGTATGCCCTCAATTCATTGTCAATGAGTCTTGCTGCATCAAGCTCATCCGTTGACCAGAGATTTTTCTTCTCATCCCAAATAGCATAGAAATCTCCGCCACGAATCATGAGATCTGAACTATGGTCAAAAATAAACTTAGGATATATTTCAAGAACGCCTTTTCTAGGCTGTCTTGTCGCTACCCTTAAAAAATCCAGCATTACATGCGTTCTCCTTTCTTAAATATCATTTATTCGCCCATAGTTTCACACACCTCATCCAGATAGTAATTCATCTGGTACCAAATTTCGACTTTTCTCATATCTACTTTTCGATTTTTTACGGTGAACAGTCCCCCACGGCCATTTCGACAGTAAGTACGGGCCAGAAGAGTATCTACAACCCTCCTGGCCACGCTAACATCAAAATATCCATTGGTTAGATCAGCAACTCCGAGACTACCGAGCATTGCGTAAATCCACATTCCAGTCCTATCGCCAAGCTCGGCGTTCGTCATGAACTGTTTTTCGCATCTGTCTGCAACGGAGATGACAATCTCAAGTACATTGCACGGCATATTCAGGTTATCGCGAATTCCAGAATATCCGTATGTATCGGCGAAAGCATCTCTTAAGCAAACACCATCGGCAGCTCGGTTGCGATCCTTAGGGACGATGTAGACGAACTCCCGAGAATATAAATACTCGAATAGCTCTCTATAATCACCAAAGCCTTCGCACAATCCGAACGCCAATGACACAAGCCATTCTCTGTACTCATATTCAATTGGGTTCATCCGTTAATTCCTCGCTTCCCCACCCAGAAAAACTCCAGTCTGTTCGGTATATGTTTTTTCACTCGTGATGATCTCGTAATCAATCATGCTGCAATCGTTGCGAATATAAATTGCTTCGCTGGGGTCATCATTATGCAGAGCAGTATCATAGCCATCAGGGCCGATCGTATCCTCAATATCGAGAATATCATCGTTATCGTCCCTTGCCAGAGTTCCATCCGCATAGATGATTGCAGTCACTTTGTCGTAATCTCGATCATACATCCAATTTTCATCGGAAATCTGGAAAATATCAGGCGCGTCAACCTTGGTGACTACGGGGTTCTCTGGATCCTCATTTGTTACCGTTGCATACGCCTGATAATCCTTCTTATCGGGGTTCTTAACGGCAGTTTTAACGTCATCGACAAGAACGCTGTTCACCAATTCAGAGGCATCCGGCTTATTACGATTTCTCTTACTGAGATCGGAGAGCTTCTCATTGTAGGCGTGTCGAGCTTCCTCAACTTCTTTGTTGATTCGAGCGTCACACTGTCTACGCATTGCGAACACACCAATCGCACCACCAACGACCATGCCCGCCACAAAGCATAAAGGTTCCTTATATGTCATATTTAACTCCTTTCAACGTCTGTTCCATAGCTCATTTCCATCGTCATCGTAAATATCAAAAGATACGCTGAGCACGATAGGCTTTGTCTTTGATATAGCGAACGCCCTTAAACGTGAGCAGACATGCATTTGTGTGAGTGTCCGCGATGTCGTCAATTCGTCTTGTGCCATTCGGGTTCAAGTCATACAAACCGAGGTCGACAACGGCGTCGGGCGTATCTTTATCAATAACCCAACCCATATCCTGACCATAAGTTGTAATCGGGTAACCGAGCTCTTTATAAACGGTATTCAGGAAAAGATATCTGTGAGAATGGAGCATGTCGTTAAAATACTGCTGCCGTCCCAGAAGATTTGATACGTTATAATCAGGATTGGGATCCCATGCCTTGGTGGATACCTCATCAAACATTCTGGAGTATTTATTTACGTCAGGGTCATACTCAATGTTAGTCTTTTTGGTCGTCTTAACTTCGCCATTTTTATCTGTCTTAGGAGTTCCATCCTTATTGAGAACAGGCTCCTCGGTTACAACTTCACGGATGCCATTCGCAAACTGAGTATCCTTGTCTTCACCAAGTTCCTCGATAACTCGATTCCTGTAATTGGTAAACATCTTTTCAGTGGAACTAAGAGCCGCAAGAGCACCCGCGTAACGCTGATTCATCATGCGGTTGCCGGCTAGAGCACACGCCACAGACGTTACAGTAAGACCCACAGAAGGCCCATACAACTTCGCAAGCTTCGCACCACCGGAAATATAAGCCTTCACAACCTCACGGTTCTTTTCCTTTTCCGCATCGGAATGAATAGGCTCATCGTTTTCATCAACTACAATGCTCTTGGCAGCATCGATCCGTTCATTGATCTCCTGCATGGTTTCAGGAAGCTTAAGGGTTGCCTTACACGCGGTAACAGTGGCGCCAATACCGCAAGCAATGCTCGCCCCAAGCAGAATCTTAGGCGCATGGTGCTCCAGAGTTCTTAGCGCTGCGGTACCAGCTCTGGTTAGAGTGGTAGTCAGTTTTGTGAAATTCATAAAATATCCTCCATAAAATTTTAAATTAATTGCATTTTCGGGAAACGAATATAATAAGAGCCGTTTCCAAGTCTTCGAATATCAGCCGGTGGTAGGGTGGTCCAGCCATATTTTCGGAATGTGAAGTCATCATTGGAAACTCCGGCAAGTTCCATGAAGTCTGCCAGACTGACCTTATCGAATTGATCGATAATATCAATCATTGTGTCATACACATTCTGTGCATCAAGTCTGCTTTCGAACGTAATATCTTCCGGATCAACGGTTCTTTTAACGGTAGGTGTAACCTTTTGTGCCTGAGTTAATGGTTTACTACCACTAGCAGATGCGTATTGAATTCTTGTACCAACGCCAGTCCCGGAAGAAGGTCGTTTTCCTCCAGGCCCCCAAAATAAAACATTAAGACCATTTACAAGTGTATCGTAAATGGCCTGTTTACATTTTGGAATGAAGACATCGGATATCATTGATTTGCCAGCAGTTTTGACCCCATCAAAGACGAACTTGGATAATAGGTTTGCAGGATCCATATTTTTGCTGACTTCGGTTTTGCCCTTTACCACGGAGTCGTATTTCTTCTCATTAGAGTTATTATCCATACATCCTCCTTATACAATAACATCACGCACGCCGGTCAGTTTTCGAATAGAATCTTCCATGTAAACCGTGTAGTCCAATACTGAGCAACTTCGTCCGTCCGGAACTGGGCCATACCCATACGACATGTGCAAGATTTCGCCAAATCCGGTAGTCCATCCGCAATAATTGCCGAATTGTGTATTCGGAATACCTATTTCGTCGTAAAATTCGTTAAGAGCTACGAAATCACATCCAGTTAGACGAAGGTTGATAGCATTTACTGCTTTCTCAACCCTATCTTTCGTACACCCAAAGAATCTTGCTGACCAAGGGTCGTAAAAGATGCTTTCACCATACTTTGTGGATACCATATCCTCATCGGAAAAATCCGTACCTTCGACTTTCTTGGCAGCAGTTTCCTCGATGATTGACTGAGTTTTCTTCTCGCCAATCGTTTCGGCAACATGCGCTTTAAAATCTCTTAGATTATCTTCCGTAAGTTGGCAAATCGTAGCAACGGCCGCAACTTTTTTGTTCTCCAGAACTGTTGCACCAATAACGCATACGGCACCACTTGTGGCAGCAATAATCGCCGGAATATAATGTTTGCCCGCAACCTTAATGAGTTCGGTTTTTGTTAGAGATTCACCTTTCTCTTCCTCTGCTTTACAAATATCTTTCTGAACAGTAGGCGTAACTTTAACTGCCAGAATAATTGATGAGACAAAAGAAGAAATACCAATCCCGGCAAGGATCTCATGTCCATGCGCTTTAACAAACCCGTTGGTTGCAGCAATAATTCCCTTCGGGGAAATTTTCAGATTCATTTTATCTCCCTTCGTATTCAATCAGAATATCGTTGATCTCATAATCATCCCAACCAAATGTAGCGCGAAGCTTATCTACAAGCTCCTGGCCACTAAAGGTGGACATGATCTCATCGAGAACTTCTTCGAAATATCTTTTCGTCTTGGACATAGCACATTCCTCCTTTAAAAACAAAAAAAGGAGACTACATGATTTCTCACATAGTCTCCAGTGCTTACTGAGGCTTTACCTTGTTTGCTTCTTCAAGTTCTCGCTTTACAGATTCCTGAATCTCCTTCTTATTTGCATAAAGCGTTGCGATGTCCATCACAGCTCCCGCTAATGCAGAAAGAATAGCAGATCCAATAACACCAACGATTTCTCCTTTCGTAAGTTTCATAGGTTCTCACCTCCTTCATCTATAGAGTTGAAAATTTTGCGAGAAAATATCAATGGTTGAAAATTGCTCCTACAACTTTATTGACCTTCTCGTCGTTGACAACATCGTCCCAATTGATGATGCCATCGATCGTTGGATATGGATTAATATGAATGGAATACCATTTACTACCGTCTTCTTCGATATGTTCGATATTTTGGAAATCGATCCAGACGAATCCGCACCAATCGGCAATTTCTCCACAATCGAATTGCTTCTCATTTCCATGTTCGATATGAGGAGCATTTAGCAGATCGTAAAATTGATTAATCGATACAATGCCATATGCCTGGAACATTCGATTAAATTCATACTCGGCTGCGATCACATCGGAAAGTTCTGCAACGAAATCGTTTCTAGAGAACTCATCGTAGAAATGGAATGTACCAACAGGAAGAGGTGGCCCATCTTCAGAAATATCAGGCTTGTGCTCATCCGTTGCCTTCTTCATAGCAAGCTTATTTGCTTCTGCGCCTAAAGCACCAACAACAGCTGCTTTGTATTCCTGGTAATTCTTAACGGCATTTGTGTAAGCCTTATTGGCCGCTCGGAGCATCCTGGTGTTGCAAGCATCCGACATAATGACACAAGCGGCGCCAATTGCGAATGATCCTGCCACAGGAAGAACGTCTTTCAGGAATTGCTTTCCAAGAAGTTCATCATCGTCTGTTGCGTTCGCATTAACCGTAGTATGCACGCCCAAATTAAAAGCGGATACGGCGCCGATGCCAAACCACAAGATGCCAGCGGCCGTGAAAATATGTGGTACGGATTTTGCAATTGTATTGCTAAGTTTTCTAAAGTTGATCTTCATCATTGTCTCCTTCCAACAAAAAAGAAGAGAGAACCCGTAATAGAGTTCTCTCTTTGAAGAATTACTTTGCTTTGCGTTTTGCTTTTGTGAAAACAGATTTTACTTTATCTTTCAGACTCGCCAACCTGTCATCAATCCAGAAATAGATGTTTTCGAATGTATCGGTCATGCACGCCACGATGTATCCGATCGTAATAATCATATACACAAGGGTTCCCAACCAATGCTTTTTCCAAAATCTATTACTAGCTGCAAACAGCTCAGCATAGTCCTCCCAGAACAAGTTCCACTTTGCTTTCATAATATAAAACCTCCTATAAAGTTTTGTTCTTCATAAGAGGGATGGAAATTTTTGCGAATATCAGTCCATATAGTCATCTTCCTCGTCTGGATCACCGAAGAATTCATACGCTTCAGCATCCGAGCATCTTATCCCATCCTCAAAGACATCGGAGTGGAATTCGTCCTCACATTCTTGATACACGACGCCACGTTCATCCATCCAGATGTTATTGCCGCATTCTTCGCAAAGAATATCATCGTAATCTTCCAGGACGATTTCCGCACCGCACTTATTACAGGTAATGATCTGTCTAGCCATAGTGTTTACCTCCTTAAAAATGTGGACACTTACATAGTAGCATAGCATTAAAAAGAAAGCAAGCGCTTTTTAGATGGGACATTTGTCGAAAACTGTTTCCCAAGGTTCCCTCTTCAGTGGCTTCATGCGCAATTTCCACATTAGTTGTCTGACAGACATTGTTGGATATAGACCTTTATCAGGCTCTCTTGCATATGTTTCGAACACCATTTTGAAATTTCTATTCAAGTAAATTTCGTCTATAAGCCACGGATTGATCTCTGCCCACCAAGTTACCTTTGTTTTACTATTATAACGTTGCTGAATAACGCTAAGTCCTTTGTTTCCATGCTTATACAACGTGCATCTTCCGTAAACCGGATGGTTACAAATATAAGTCGAAGCATATATGGAAGAGCCAATGGGCCCTGGAACATAATGGTAACGCATAAAGCCTCCGAAAAAGAAAAGACCATACGTAAAAACGTACAGTCCTTTCATTTGCTCAAGTTAGATTTTCGGCTTCGGAATAATAGAGAATGCCTTAGAGACAATCGGACCGATATCTTCAGCTCCAATCACCAGAATAGTCATGCCAATCGTACCAAGAAGAGACAAACCGCTCTTAGCCAAATCAAAGTAGCCTTTCAACTTCGTTTGACGCGTTTCCTCATCCTTAAGCGCCATTTCATGAGCCATTTTCTCATCTTCCATGGCTCTATCATTCGCTTTGGAATTGGCAGTTGCGTCAAGCTCAGCTTCTTTTAGCCTCTGCTCATTTAGCTTTGCAATGTTTGCCACCATCGTATTGTACTCCGGCGAACCTTTCGGGGTGATCTTAAGCTGCTTAATAGCTTCCTCGATCGCCTCATCGATCATTCCTGCAATATTATTTTCCATAATCGAAATCTCCTTTCTTGATTTCATTATATGCCCTGGAAAAAATGCGAAGAAGAAGCCCACCAGGATTTCTCCCAGCGGGCTACGGTATAAATATAACACACAAAATGGTCGTCTGCGTACGGGATTTTAGTATCCAAGAGCGGATGCAATGAATCCAATGATAAGTAGTAAAATAAATATCCCGCATAAGCCAAATATAAGTATAATTGCGGTTTTATCTTCCGATTCACTTTTTAGCCTTTTTTCCCGTTCCTTCTCTACTTCTGCCTTATGCTGTGCCTCAACCTTTCGTACTTCTTTATCCGCACGAATTTTCTCCCTTTGTGTTTTTGAATTCTCTCGATAATACTCAATATCATCCATTACAATTTTTGTGCCGCAATATTGGCAAAACATAAATCGAGCGTCATCAAGAGGCTCTAGGCTTGCACCACAATTTGGACAATTGAAAGATTTAAGGTTCATTTACACTACCTCCTTCTGCTGTGCAATGGTAGTATAGCATCATGCTCTTAATTTTTCAACGCTTTTTGGACAGCAGGTAGAAATATTTTCTATAGCGGTTGTAGTACATGTCTTTTCCAGCAGGCATATTCAGTTTCTTAGCCAAATAATTGTAGGAATAATCAGTCGTTACACCGATAAGAAGCCACTTGTAAATATCAGCCCCTGCCTCTTTGGCGGTGTCCTCAATTAACTTCATCTTTGCGTCGAGCTCTTCAAGTCGCATGGCGGATTTCACAACGGGGTCGGAAATATCAGAACTAACGATGTTCTCATTCATCTTAATAGAAGGGTAAGTTCTAAGAATATCCTTCTTTTCCTGCCTCATAGTGTTGTACTGCCGAGAAAAATATAGCATCTCGTAATACTTATCCTTGGGGATCCAGTAAGGGTTTTTCTTGCTCAATTCGGCTTTCTGCTGATTAATCATTTTGTTCATTCCTCCATAAATATCCAGTTTGTTCATACAAGAGTTTAGGGGACACATAATAGCTAATTCTGTGCTTTGCGTTCTGCTGCTTAAAGTCTGTGATCTGCCTCCCGTCGCGTGTTGCGATGCCAATGGGCAACCAACCTTCGATAATTCCTTTTCTCACCCAGTTAGCATCTTTTCCATACAGTTTTGCAACGGTAGAAATAGGAACGGATCCATGAGCGAATGTGATATGTTCCATAAGTTTCCTCCTTTCAAATATAACTGTATCACATCACGTCTGTCGATTATTAGCGAAAAACAGGACATATTAGCATAGAATTTACTAACAAAAAAAAGAGAAGACCTTTGTAAAAGATCTTCTCAATAAGTAGTGATTACTTGTCATTCACCGCTTTGTCGTTTTCATTGGCCACAACTTCTCCTTCAACAACGTCCTGCTTGGACTTTACAACCTTCAGCTTCTTCGCTTCCTTGGCTGCGGCTCTCCGTTCCTTACGCTCGGCCAGCTTGTCTTTGACTTCACTGATCTTGTTCTGCACCGGGTCGCTGTTGATAACCTTCTTGATGCCTTTAATCACCAGAAGGGTAGCAACACTTCCCAGAGCGAACGACAGTCCATCAAGACCGCTTTCCGTAACTTCGGAATCGTCCTGCTCGCAAACCTCATCGGCATCGATAGTATCGATATCGTTCAGTTCCTGCTCTTCGTTAATCATAGTCTTGTTGTCTTCCATAAGAATAACCTCCAAAAATAATGTTAACAAGATAGTCATCTATCTCATAATAAAACAAGTAATTTTTGCGAGGGCAAAAAAGAAGACGGAGCGTTGTAATTACTCCGTCTTTTAAGTTACAATGCGCACATGCCTCCAATTAACATTCCAATGACAACGCCAATCAACAATGCGATTGCGATAGCACCAAATATAAATTTGACAACGTTTACAATTCCCCTTAAAAAGTCTCTCATTTTTCAACGCTCCTTTCTTTCGAACATATTAATGGTTTTGCTTTTCAGATTTCTGCCAAATTGCTTTGCCTTGTTTCCGATGTTCGGATAGCTCTTATCTAGCGTGGCCATCGCCATGACGACCGTAGCTCCAAGCGCAATCCATTGCCGGATCTCTCGGCTTACTTCAATTTGTTTATAAGTCATAAATAAACTCCTCCTATAATATTTGTTCATTATAACAATTGAAAAAAATGCGAGACTTATGTAAAATGTTTCTACTATTATTTTTCGAACTTTTAATAGGAGGTCAGCTATTCTATGTTAAAAACATGCCCAGAATGTGAACATTTAGTAAGCGAAAAAGCATACACTTGTCCGAATTGCGGATACCCATTAATGGAAGAAAAATATAATTCCAAACCGAGAAAGAAACCAAGGGGTCATAGACGATTGCCTAATGGATTTGGTCAGATTACAAAAATATCAGGAAGAAATCTAGCAAATCCATACAGAGTTATGGTCACCGTTGGAAAAGATGATGCTGGAAGGCCAATCTGCAAGCTTCTTAAGCCAAAAGCATATTTTCCAACATATAATGACGCATATGCGGCACTTACAGAATATAACAGGGATCCATTTGATTTGGCGAGTTCTACTACTATGGATGAACTGTTCAGACAGTGGATATGCGAACATAACGTGCGTAATCCCAGAAGCATAGATAATATAAAGATGGCCTGGGCGTACTGTGGACAGATATACGCCATCCCTGTACAGTCAATAAGGCCGCGGCACTTTAAAAACTTGGTAAATAATCCATATAAAATTGTGGATGATGAAAAAGTCTTTGCAGGTGGCTCCACCTTAAAATTATTAAAAAGTACAATAAATCAATTGTGCGATTATGCGATGTCGAAAGATTTGATGATACGAAATTACGCAAGGGAAACCCCGTTGGAGAATCCTCATAAACCTCGACATCATATATCATTTACATCGGAAGAAATGGAATCTCTGTGGAACTTATCAAAAACAAATAAATGGGCCAAGATGATAGTATTTCAATGCTATATGGGATGGAGACCATCCGAAATGTTAAATATAAAAAGATGCGACGTGAATTTAGATGATATGACAATCATCGGCGGATTGAAAACGGAAGCTGGCATAAACAGAACCGTTCCAATCCATTCAAAAATACAGGGTATATTTTATGACTTTTGGAGGAGTTCCGAGGGAAAAGAATGGCTGTTTCCAAGTCCATGCAAAGAAAGAACAACGCATCTTTCTTATGGCTATTATAAAGATTCTTTTAAGATAACAATGAGGACTGCCAACTGCGCAGATGTCCATACGGCTCACGATTGTAGAAAGCAATTTGTAACGATGGCTAAGAACTACAATGTAGACGAATACGCTCTAAAAAGGCTCGTTGGTCATGCTATTGATGATATAACAGAAAGTGTATATACGGACCGACCAGTATCTTGGCTTCGTGAAGAAATTGAAAAAATTAAATGAGTTGTAGGAATAATGTATAAATGTACGAATTTAATCCACATTAAATAGCACTGAAACGTTCTGATTTACGTGTAAAAATATAATTATTTAAACATTTTGGACATATAAATTAGAAACTTCTCACGCTCCCCGGATGGAGAATATAGAAAATTGTTGTTTATTTCCAACGATAAATCGCCCGGTAATGTATGAGTAGTGTATGAATATCATTATTGGAAGTACGTCCTCCTGCGTTTACTCACATTGTTACCGGGCGACAGATCTTATATCAGTCCGGGGTATGTTCGTCAATCAACTTTCGCCTAACGATCTCATCCTTTAGCCTTTTCCCTGTGCCATTTCCACCAAGCTTTTCGTATGGGTTGTACAACACAAAAAAATTGTCATACTGCTCAAGAGTGATCTCATCTTGAGCCAAATACTCATGACCCAATGAAAATATCATAGTGTGCATGACCCCAAGAAGCGCTTTACGAATGTCATCGATTAGCTTAGGATCAACCTTATTCTTTGCTTCTCTCTTTTTCTCGCATATATGTTCGTATACTGTGCGTGCAAACGCCCAAAATCCTGTAGAAGCGAACATTGCCACGATTAAAGTGATTAGTTCCTGTTCGCCCATGGTTGTACCTCTTAGTCGTGAGCCACTACATATCGATAATATGCAGAAGCCTTAGCCTTGACGGCATCGTCATCTTCGATCCAATCACGAGCGAGCTCCCCATAAATCTCAGGGGTTGCATTTGTCTTAGCTAGAGTCTTTCCGTAGTCAGAATATAGAGAATTCATGACGGCCCAAAACTCATATTTACAAATATGCTTCAAACCAAGCTTATCCCGAACAGCCGTTGTCGCATCAATGGTCCAATGAGCCCCAGTAGTACCATCAGTGTTCTCCATCTTTGAAACCCACTCACGTGCCGTTTCTTCCGACATTTTGGACGTTTCAGACATTTCTTTCCCAAGAAAATGCTTGGTCACAAGCAAATTCTTTAGAACCTCAAGTTCATTACAACTAAGGCTTTTGCGGGAAAGAATGTCGTCGATTTCCTGCTCAAAGTATTCACATGTGAGCATTTCAAACACTCCTTAATGTTTTTTAATCCCGGTGCATACATTCACGATATTACCAGCACCACCAGTGCTCACGATGGCAAAGGTGATCTGATGAAAGGTGTTATTCTGGCACCGGCAAACCTTATCGAACAGAATATCAGTATCGAAATGAACCGGCGTATAGGCATCAGCGACAATAGTCACATTCCTTGTGGTGCAAGGCATAGCAACTCCATCAAGATAGCCCTGAAGAACAACATTTCCAGCAGTGGTACCAAGCAGCACCACATCGCAGGAGATGGCATACAGACCGGTCTTATTAATCCTGTACCCATTAAGGGGAGCTTCAATGGCGTTTCCTTCGAGTACAACCTGGTTTGCATTTACTGCGATCGGGGTAATTGCATTGGTCGCAAATGCTTGTGCCGTCTGATTATAAAATCTTGCAATAGATTTCTGGCAGCTACAGCCGCCGTTCGAACTACAGCCCATATAATATCCTCCTTAATAAAGATTTGTGGGAGAGCCGAAGCTCTCCCACATTTTGAATTTAGTTGTTGCAGCTACAAGGCATCTGGCAAGGCGGATTACCAACCCAACGGCCAGTCTGGCCAAGGAGATAATTGCTCTGGCGCATATCGCCAAGTTCGGATCTAGCGGCCATGAGATCGTCACGCAGCCGAGCATTCTCCTGCTGCATGAGCATGTTTCTAGTCGCATTGCCTTCTTCCCGAATAGCGCTAACAATGTCCTTCGTGTTGCGTTCTGCGAGGTACCGGTTCTCCATGATACCCTGTTTGATCTCGCAGCAGCAAGTCTGCATATTGGTGAAACCACGGTTGACTTCGGTCTGAATGTCTCTGATTTCGCCAAGAGTATTGTAGTTCCCGTCTTTGATTGCACCAACAATACCACTGGTAGAATTGGTGATCGCTCTTTCAATCTCAGACTGACCTTTCTGGATTGAATTCAGATCAACCGCTCTCTGAATATCCGCTTGTGTGGCATAAGATTCGCCCACCCGATTGCCATTACCAAACATTCCATTTCCACCGAATCCCATAAGAGCCAAAATGGCAAACAACCACAGGCCATCATCGAATCCATAACTGTCATTGGCGATACTCATAAGTATATCCTCCTAAAAATATTTTATCCACAAAGACGCCGTACGCTCGTCTTAGTAGGATTAAACATAAGGAGAGGATTAGCAGGGTTTATTTACTATTCAAACCCTGCTTTACCTGTGCCAGGAATGCTTCTGGGTTTACTCCACGTCGCTGGCATTCGGCGTAGAATTGCTCTTTCATGTTGCCATGGGACATCGCTTCCAACGTCGGATTGGCAGACATTACTTGATGCATAAAAGATTTTGGATCATTAGACATTTGGTACATTGCGTACAATTTCTTAAGATCCTGACTTACGATCGGAGGTTGCTGGGCATTGCCTCCAAGCCAAGCGCCATGATTAGGACTGTTTTGCATCAGTGGATTCGACACCTAACTGCACCTCCAAATTCGTAATTTTAGCGGTTAACTGAGCAATAGTATCTTTAAGTTCTTGTGTTGTAGGTTCCGGTTCATGCTTTCTCGGAATCATGTCGTAATCAATGCATGTGGATTTACGTCCAAGTTCGTCCGTACAGACATACCAAACGACCGGTTCATCGGCATCGGGAAGAAGCGCTCTGCTATTGGCTCCCATTTCGAAGTCCATTGCGCCCCTCTTCCCTTTTACGAAGCAAAGGTCGTACCTAGGTAGTTCTGGTCGCCTCCCGAAAGAGGACTGCTGAAAATAATTGTCCATTTGTGCATTCTCCTTTCATGAAAAAACCCATTTTGAATTTTTACAATGCTATATCAAGGCTGATAAATACAACCAAGATACTTGTAAGGACTATTAGCTCCCCAGTTTCCGTCACCTTTCTGTCTAGTCTTTGTAACGAACACGGGCCCACCCAAACCAGACTCGCTGGTAACGATGGACCCATCGGAATTAATTTTTTCCACGATTGCAACATGGCCAGCCCCATCAGAACCATATAGGGTGGCGCCTTTTTGCCAAACCATACATCCGCCAACCTTAGGTTCTTGTCCATAGGAAAGGCTTCCGCGATTTTGGATGAAATTCTCTGCATTTACAGGCCTTAGGTACTTACACGACTTAACGCCGGCAATTTCATTGAAACGGCCATACGCATACCCAACGCAATTACACAGAACATTGCATCCAACATCCTGAGGGTTTCCTGTGATAGCGTCCGAATAGCCTCCCTTTGCCCTTGTGTTGTAATACGGATTTCCAGCTTCCGGTCTAGACAAACGAGGACTAAAGGACTTTATGCTGCCAGGGTTAGTCGGAGAAGGCACGGTGGATGTACTCGTATGCTTGGACTTGAAGTCGTTATTATAAACAGCTTTCTTAAGCGCTGCGTAAGTTGTCGGGCCAGGAATACCATCAACATGGATTTTTGCGTTCGTCTGGAACTCTCGAATAGCAGCTCTTGTATTCATTCCGATCATTCCATCTACTTTTCCAGGATCGTATTCCAGATAGAGAAGTAGCAGCTGCAATTGGTATACATTCATACGCCATCACCGTCTGTAATTGGCTTGTCCTTATCCTGAAAATTCTTATCGATAATTTCACGCAAGGTATCCAATGCTTCGTCGATGTATCCATCAAGAATCTTAATGAGAGTTTCCTGATCCGTGACTTTGGCAAGAATCGGATACTTTTCAAAAATTTCGTCAAGAACCTGAGCACGTTTAATTGCTCCGGATTTCTTCCATTCGGAATAATCAACCTCTGCTCTTGTCACGCTATCGAGAATAATTTCCTTTGCCTGTTTCAAGGCATTTTGAATTTTATCCTCATCACTCTGAGCCATAAACTCTTTAATCTTTTTGGCCAGCAGAATAACCAATGCGGCACAGATCGTAATCTCGGACCAATGATTATTCAGGAACATAAGAACGTTATTGATGCTTGTAAGCAAATTCATAAATAATTCCTTTCTAGTCGCCAATTCCGGCGACCGAATCTTTTTCGGCCATGGCCATTTCATAAACTATGCCATTTGCGGTGTTTTCAGCCGTTGATTTACGCAAATAGCCGAGAGCGATTGGAACGACTGTAACCGGAACACCGATAAGCGTTGTCAATATCATCGGATCTGGGTTAAAGAAATAAGCGACTTCGCAGAATATAAGTATTTCCAAAGAAATGACAAAAGCCGCTACCAATAATAGCTTACTGGTGGTCGGCTTCTTACTATTCTTACGATATTTGCTTTTTTCTTTAGCGAGTTGTTCTTTTCGCTCTCGGACAATCGCTTTCGATTGTTCCTTTTCAAGTTCTATTTCAAACTTCTTATCATCAAGAAGTCTACTATCAAGGAACATCATTTTGATTACACCGTGGTATTCTCGTCGCCGTAGACGGTTTCAACCAGAGCGGTAAGCTCGGTGTACTCATCGTCGTTAAGACGATCCACGGCATAGAATACATCCAGCTTCTTCTGGGCGGCTTCACCAGTCTTGTAAAAATGCTTGGTGATCAGGGTCTTCATGGACTTGTACATAATGAATTTCCTCCAATTAAAAATATTTATGGATACGGTAAACATACCGCATTCCTCCTTAAAAAATTAAGGCACCCGATCATCCCCTAGAGGGTAACAAGGTGCCTTATTAAATTTTTGAGATTTTATGCCTCAAACCACATTTTATAGAATTCGCCTTTGCAACAGTATATATTCATGAATGGATACATCGCTATTGATTCTCCAGTGATACTGCTTATATCTATCGATAAGACATGCTCTCCTGCTCCTTTTACGGAATTCACCGCATTGCCATTCTGACCGTCGGTTTTTAAACCTGCGTTCGTCGGCTTGGTGGGAAGGAGCCCTGTTTGCAAAATACTGACAGTTGAATTAAATGACCTGAGCATGTTCGCAGAAGCGTATAGCGTTTTAAATCCAAGCGGATTGATCGCGTTATTTGTACTAGCTAAACCAGCCGGTTGTTTTTCAGTGGTTGTAGTTGATACATAAAAGCGATCTTCTTGAAGCTCTACGGTCGGTGACTGCTTTTTAACCGTAAACCAACCGCCAGTTAAATCTGTTCTCTGGCTTCCATCCTTATACACATACCATTTATCGACTGTAACTGCTTCACCAATTTCGGAAACAGTAACCTCTTCCGAAAAACCATTCGATAACTTCACAGTCCAAGTACCAGGATAATCGGCACGATAGTCCCAAATACCACTTGTATCCGGAGCCGTTGTAGTTATTGTTCCATTTGTAATTGTACAGACAAGGCCTTCGGGATACTTAACATGAATTGTCGCAACATAATATGTTATTTCAACCGCATAATCGGCGGTAATCAATATGGTTTTACTGTTGCTTCGAATACCATCGGTGATATCAATCGTCCAAATTCCGCTTATTAAACCTTTAAAAACAACTGGTTCGGTAGTAGCAGTTTTTGTTTCCGATATACTGCCATTCGTGATCGTTACGGTTGCGCCTTCCGGAGCGGTAACTGTTAAAACTGCGCCAACCCCAGAACTCGTCCCTAATATAAGTGTCCCATCAGAACCATAAGCCCCATACCCATCTAAAATTGTCTTAGCGGTTGCCGTCGCATCGGTCATGTCAACGATTGTCTTTCCATCATAAACGACCTTATTTACGGCCATAGATTATCACCTCCAAAAACAATTTATGAATAAATATCATTGCATTACTTCAAGGTCACTTTGGTATACTTCTTCCACCATATCTGCGATGGTATTGATCAGTTCCTCATTTTGATTTGTCACTTCAACATATTGCTCTTTTTCATAGCGACGCTGCGCAACGTCTAGATTTCTCCAGGGTTTCCATGGGGCAATCATCTCTCCCTGAAATTCAACACCATCGCCACGAGTCCATGTAGATCCTTCTGGGACGTACCGATAGCCTTCAATGTATTCCTGACAAAGTCCATCAAAGAATTCGGTTTCGACCTCGGTCAGCCCTTCGGCTTGAGCTACATGGCATTTAAAATCTGAATCGATATAGATTTTCATTTAAATCCCCTTTCACATCACTTAAGATAAATACTACCTACGGTAATACTTGACGCTTTTGCCTGAACCCAAATTCTAATAATAAACTCATTACTATCCACGGACGTTTTGACCGGCACGCTGGTAATTCCAGTAAGAGGTAGGATGCTCGCATTCGCAATTTCATACCCGGAAATCGAATCGTAAATATAAATATTTCCTCTCGCAAGATCGGATGCGCGTATACTAGCGTTTAACGTACCGAACTCGCTTAAATTTATAGGCAGCTTAATTTTTATGTTTAAATATTGTTTATCAGGTCCATTACTTAACCGTTCCCAAGTAAAACCGTTTTCCCCATACGTTACTTGTCCGTAAGTAGCTTCTACCGACTCTATATAATTTTGTTCACCTTGATACAATATATTCAGCCTATCTCCGCTAATCTTAATCCATTTCTTATTTTTCATCACAAATGCCGTAAAAAGTTCCACACCAGCATCGGAGTCATATACCACGACTCTACCTGGCCAAAACATTACCCTGTCGCTTTTATCCAAAGGTATAGCGACCTTATCGTGATATTGCTCTATATATATGTTGCTTCTTACAAGTATGCCCCCGTCGTCAACAGATTCCGCTGCATAATCCCCAAACACAACTTTGTTATTCTGCTCATTGGTCATAATCCAAATATCGTTGTCATGCGTCGTGTTTGGTGCATCCAGCGAGCAATATACTCGAAGACCAGGCACACCAGCGTTTGTCAATCCTTGCATGTGCTCACCTCCGATTAAGCATTAGCGCTTACTATCTGTAGCGTCTTATATGTATTCTTGCCAATCGCAAACCCCACATAACCGGTGGTTGTCAAAGACGATACGTCAATGTCAAATTCTCCGCTACCGCCAGCAGCTACAATCGCATCCATCTTTGCCAAGTCAAATACATCCGTGCTAGATACGGCAGTTTCAGATAGTGTAGACGATACACCAAAGGTAAATGCTTTGGATGTACCACTGTGCAATAACTTCACATGCAAAGTTCTATACATATTGAAGTCGATTGGTTCTTTAAATTGGACAATTGAATCGACCGTTTTACTAGAATTAGTTGCCTTAATGCCATATTCTGTACCGATTTTATGACTCGCAAAAGTAGTGTTTTTAACCGGACCGAATATTGTTTTGTCAATAGTAGCGTCAGTAATGTTTAGTAATACTTTTGAAATCTTTGAAAACTCAGTCCATGTTTCACCATCATAGTACCATGCCGGAACCTGAACCCAGTTCTTATCGTGATATATGAATGAACGACCAAATTCCATATAAATTGAACGGTATTTCCCAAGGTCAACGTACATAAAACTATCGCCATCATATGAAACAAGCAGCAAGCCTTCAATCTTATCCGCATTATCAGTAGGTATGGCAGAGATTAAATAATCGTTAATAGGGATGTCGGTATCTACCCAAATAGTTCTTTTAAGTGGGTTTTCTGGTTTTGTCTTACCACCAATCACCGTTACATTTCGTATTGGATTCATTGCACGGGCGGCATTCGTCTTTCCCAACATAGTTGAATCCTACCTCCACAAATCGATTACCGGGATAATAAACGCCTCAGTCGGAGCCTCTGCAAGATAAATATAAACGCCTCCATCATAGGTCTCGACCGGGCCGGTCAAGTCCATGCTCTCAATCTGAGCTGGAGTATAAGAAATATCAGGCCGCATAGTGGAAGTCGCATCAAGAAGCGGAACTTCTGCTCGATATGTATATCCATATTCAGCATAGGTACTATTCTCTACTACGTAACTGGTCTCAACTGCAACATTTTGAAATCTCAAACGAACTGCGGTAGACGCAAGCTTTTCGTATGTGATAGAGCCATCGACCAACTGCTCTGACGCCACCTGATCAATTCTATTTTTAAGGTCGAAAATGAGATCATCGTATTCTTTTTTCCATTGCCGCATAAGCGTATCAATCGGAACACTCTCAAGAATACCGGTCACGAATGGGCAAGCAGCGGTGCCAATCGCAAGCTCAATATTTTCGGCAGCAAGCTGAGTCGCCTTGGCGGGAACTGTGACATAAGCAAGTGGGTACTCAAACACATCATCCGTACCAGATGATAACTCTGGCTTTGCTGCTTCTGAGCCAGGGGTGCCAGATTTATACGTCAATTCGTTGGTACGATTATTCTTATCTACACGAATAATGATCGCATCGATTCGGTTGTACACCTGATTTGCGGCGGGCAGATCAATGATTAATTCACTATCATTATAAGACCATGTCGTATTGAACCACGCACGGCCTTCTCCAATACTCACCTGCAAGCCTGCAACAATCGTAATCGAAAAACATTTTCCATAATTCCGATACACCCCATCAGTAATGAGGCCATCAAACATGGAAGATATCTGCCTAGCATCATATCTTCGATCATGATTGACGCTATTGTAAAACCCATATGTAAAACTCATACGTCCTCCATTTATTTGATTAAGGAAATTTTGTAAACTTCAACATATGTCGGTATACCGCCAGAGGTAAACATAATATGACATTTTTGGTTAATATTAGAAACGTCAAGCTCAACAACGCTATTTGATGACATTCTTATATACGCAGTGGCTAGTCTCTTAGATTTATCTTCCCCGGTGACCCACACTTTACCAAAGCCAACTATGTCGAATCTAACTTTGCTATAAGGCGTCATATCGATCATGCTATTTGTCATGACGCAAGCATTCCGAATTTCCATGCTCTCTTCGGATTTAATATAAATTGTAGTGCCAATAGAAAGACTGTATTTTGCGGGTTCCGTTCCCTCCGGATTTGGGTCATAAACACCCCAGCCGCCAGTTATAGCACGGTACTGATTTCCATTGTAGAATAATGTGCCGTCTTCGCCGTTACTCTTCGCTTCGAACGTTGGATAACAAGAGTACCCGTTTTGGTCATACGACCAAATGATCTCTTTCACAAGAGACGGGCCTTCCATTCCGTACGCATTTGCTACTTGCAAAATATCGCCGAGGAAGAAATCTTCGCCATAAACGAAAATAGATGATGCGTCCACTTCTCCTTCAAATGTTTCTTTCGGCTCATATGATATGAGTTCTTTTCTAGCTCTACCAACAAGCATTGCTTCGAAATCACTTATCGAGTAATCCTGATCCATACTATTCTTTGTTGGAACATCGCTTCCATCGATATGCATTTCTCTGCGCATCAAGCCTTCATATTCACCTGCGAACTTAACTTTTTCGTTGTTGTTTTTATCATTGGCAGATATAAGGCAAACGTTTTTATACTCACTCTTAGAATAGGAGTATTCACTGGTTATAACGTTATCATACTCAGAAGAAAATATAACATAAGGCACATCATTCTGGTCATAACTACGATCAACGCCTGCATATAACATAAAATGGAATTTTTTATCTTCGCTAAGCGTAATCTTAAAACCGACATTATTTTCTTCACAAATCTTATTAATCATCTCATACAGATCGTCTCCTATTTTGAATTCTTTCACAATAGAAATGCCTTCGACGATAGGGTCTGTATTATGGTCAAATACAAAATTTGGAATTTTACGCTCCTCGATTTCCGGAGCAATAATCGCATCATTCAGAAGGCCCTCAACAACCTCCTGAATTGTGCCACTCGTGCTTTTTCCTTTCCATATAACACGACGACGTAAAATAGACTCAAGAGATTCGCCGGTTAATACAAAGCGATCGCCGTCATCAACATCCGTCGTAATTTTTCGAGTCTCAATAAACATGAGGTGCTCAGATTCTGTATTTTCAAGGTAATAATCTACCTGACAATCCGCAAGTAATTTTGCTTCCGGAAAACAGTATAACTCAAAGTCGCCCGGTTCCCGGAAGCGGTCTGTCCATACGAGGGATTCGTATGAATCAATAATAGCGACTTTCTCAAAATTGGTATTGAGAACGTATAACTCCATGCTTAAATCCCCTCGTATAGAATGTCATTTTTTACGCTAAACTGCAAATTACGAATTCCTTCTTCTGCGGTATATGCAAAGGCATTATCGCCTTCCTGAAGAAGAAACCATTTTGTATTCTTACCAACGCAGTTTAGAATATTTGTAGTTATGCCGGATCTAACCCGATGAATATACTTATCTCTTGCAACTGTGCTGATAATAATATCGTCACCGGCTTCAAGTTCAGTATTTATTTGAATTGTTTCATTCGCATCGAGTTTATGTATAGAAACATTCTTTGCCGGACCTGTGGCGTGAATGGTAATAATAACTCCGACTTCATAGTCCCCTTCATAACGAACATTCGCCTCGGTAATGGCGAATACTATACCAAACTCAATATTCGGCACTTCACTTTCATTTTCGAATGGGAACTCAAAAGCGGGTTCTTCTCCATAGAATGTAACTGTGTTCGTCTCATTCATGGAGTAAAAGAATGGGTACGGACAGATAATTGAAATAGACGTACTTTCAACCGAAGAGAAAATATCAGGCTCATTCGATTCTGTATAACCGGAAATCCGAAGGTGCCGATTGTCCGTTATAACTTCAATGATAACTGGTTTCTTCAGTGCGAAATATTTATACGTCTTCTGTCGGCAAGACTCAATGTCATCACCAACAAATCTAATAGAAAACACGATATTACGGGAAGAAACCCGGGCCGAATTATAAGTTGCACCATCATCTGTGGCGACTTCGACCGTGTTAATGGTCGCTTTATTCGGCCCGAGCCCTTTAATAGCCGTAACAGCAAGACCGGTTTCCCATGGATTATCCAGTGCAAGAGTCAATGTTTCACCACGAAAATTCGTGATCTTAACTGTACGTATCATCTTTTCCTCCGTATCTCTTCGTATGTATCGAGCTGATTTCTCGTCTGGCGATAAATATCAACTCTTGACAAATTCTTGGGCGAATAGTTATTCTGGGTAAAGCTAATCGGTGCAACTGTAGCAACAGACGTTCTAGTCTCCGTTTCATACCCATCAACGTTTCTGGTGTCATATGCAGCAACGGCAGCAACATTACTATAACCGGGATCTGTGCCAGACATGTCAAGCGTAGGTCTAACGGTTGGAGTATAAACACTGTCAAACTCATCTAGCGTGCTATAAATATCAGACATGTCGAGAACAGGCCGAATGGTTACAGAATCTTCGCTAAAGACCTCATTACCATAGTCATCTTCGCTTTCAGTTCTATATCCTCCGTCTTCCGAAAGTCCACTCGCAGCATTACCAAATGCGTCATCAAACGCCTGTTTGGCCTGTTCGCCAAGCTTCCTTGCGGCCTCTATAACGGTGCTTGCGGTATCGTTCATACCTTGCACAACACCAGAACAGAACGATCTACCGGCAGGTTTGGCATCGACTTTCTTTGCCGAGTCAACACCGTTTTCCATAAGATCTTCGGCGGCGTTCTTAACGGCATCGGTGCTTTCAACACCAGACAAAGAAGTTGTCAAATCTCCGGTAAAGATGTTGCCAATATTGTCGGTAACAGCAGAGAAATCTCCTTCTGCGAACATGTCCTGGAATTTTGCCAAGAAGTCGGTGGTGCCTTGTCCGCCAATATAAGTGGACAGACTATCCATAAGGTTACCACCAAGTAACGATCCAGCACCGCTCATGTCGGCACTCCCGAGTTGCGATGTGAAGTTACCTATAAACGAAGTTACGTCGCCACCGGAAATAAGGCCATCAAGTATAGATGTATTTTTCGATTCCGATTGCTGTTTCGGAGCGGATACATAGCTGGCCGGTACATTCGAAGGAATCCCGCTCATGCCTGGGGTGATAGCTGATTCAGCTGCGTTTCGACTATAATTAAACTGATCGAGCTTATTGCCGTTGGTTTCCAATTTCTGGATTTGGGCCAGTTTAGATTGGTAACCATTATTATAAGCCTCGGCAGTTCTCTCACCCTGTTTGGTAGCCTCTTCCGTAGCAGCATCTCCGGCAGAAGTAATGTTGCCGACCGTTGCATCCGTGACTTCGCCACCATGCTCTTCAATCATAGAACTGACATCGCCATAGGCGTTTCCGATATTTTCAGCAAAGCCTTCCCCATCGAAAATATCACCACCAACAATATTTAGCAGTGACTTTTTCATGACATCGGCATTGCCGGCAACACTCGTAGCACTATTTTCCATCTCAGTTCTGAGGTTTGCCAAAGCAGCGAAGATGTTTCCATTGCTATTTTGAAATGCGTTACCAACAGCAGAAAGAATGCCGAGCAGATACTCAATGGCAATGCTAAGCGCGACAATTCCATTTGCAGAATATGTACCAGCAAGGCCAAGCAGGAAAATTGCAGCCGCACATAAGGCGATACCGACCGCACCAAGGATAAGAACGACTCCAGCTTCGCCAAGAGCAAGCATCGGTCCTGCGCAAATAGCCAACCCACTTGCTATAGCACCATAGTTTATATTGGCAAGAACGGCCATTGAGAATGCAAAGGCCACGAAAAGCACGCCAATCGCGACAAGAACCAAGGCGGCAGCCAACAAAGCAACAACCATTCCAGGTATCGCCGCAGCAATACCCGCCAAAATACCCACAATTACAGCCATACCAAGTACGGCGAGTAACATGATACCAACGTTCTTCAGCATCGCTCCGCTATCCAACTCAGCCAGTGCTTCCATTGCGGGCACAAGGAGTCTGATTGCGATTACAATCGCAGCAAGAACAGCAATGCCTGTGAGCACATTCCATAGCGTGTCAAGCGAGAACTTGATTTTACTAATCCCTTTAAGCAGAAGCCAAATTGCAGCCATTACGACAATCATTGCAACGACAGCAGCTGCGATTCCTGGCCAAGGCTGGGTTGCAACAAGCGCCAATGCAGCGCCAATGGCAATAATAACTAAGAACGCACCAAGCAATCCACGGGCGTGACCGGTAGAGTCGGTTGCGGCTGCTGCGGCTTTACCAATGAGTAGCATCATGACGCCAATGACAATCATAATGCCGCCAATTGCGACAAGAGCTGGCCAAATTTGACTCCACGTGAACGACGACAATACGACAAGAACTGCCGCAAGAACAACGACTCCAGCAAGTGCTGCTATAAGTACGCCAACACCTTTGCCTTCACCAAGTTTGCCGCTCAAGCCAATCGCTAATGCTAACAGTGCAACAAGAGTCACAATTCCAAATAGAATTGCTCCTATTTTGGCAATGTGCTTAACGGTCATTGTTCCAAACGCCAAATCAATCAGTTTCAACACACCGACTAAACCAGCGATTGCGATTACAGATACAAGCAAAGATGCGGCGAGCTTCACCAGACCCTTGCCAGGATCTTTGGCTTTACTCAAGGCATCACTTGTTACTTTGCCCAACAATGCAACCATTGTTATGATAAATGCCAAAGTAATTGCCGCAGAGCCTATATCTCCACCGGCTGACTGCATCTCATTCAGCTTACCAACAAGAAGCACAAGCAAATATATTGCACCGATAACAGCTAGGATGGCAATACCAAAGCCAGCAAGCGTTCTAGACAGCGGCTGTAACTTTTTAGCGGCAAAGTTAAGCGCCAAGGCAACAATCACAACGACACCAAGCACTGGAACGACCTTCCACAACTGAGACATGATGTCTTCCATGCTGAATTCTTTAAGTTTCTCGATTGTTTTTAAAGCAAAGTATATTCCAACGGCCAAAGCTGCTATCGTTACGAACGTGTTCGCCAAAGGCGATAACTTAGTTGTGCTTTGGATTGGAGAATTGCTCAATTTGGCAATAGCCAATGCGAGAAGAAATACTGTTGCTAACGTCCAAACAATCACCTGTGCCGCATCCTCGGATAGTTGTAAGTTTTGTATGGAATTAACCGCTCTGGCCATGATCCAAATGGCAGCAGCAATCGCAAGCATAACGAATACCGAGGTTTCAACTTTGCCCTTCATCATAGACATAAGTGCGGCAAAGCCTACGATTTCTAATCCAAGACCCCCCACCAAAGCAAGTATACCAATCACGCGAGTCATTGTTTGACCAAAACCTTCAATACCTTGGAATGCGGTATTTAACTTCTGAACTGCTTTGGCAACAATGAGTAAGCTAACGGCCATTCCAAGCATTGGTTTTACAAAACCATTCATCTGCTTGAAATCTTTCTTGGAAAATTTCTTAGCAACATCTGCCATTTTATAGGAAAGATAGCCCATGATGACCATTAGTGCAGCGATCACACCAGCGGCACTCCAGAGTTTCCCCTGATCGATTCTTGTCAATACAACCAAAGCTATCGCAAGTGTGGCAATTGCAGTCGTGATTGCTTTGATGTTATTCGAGAAACTATTGCCAAATTTTCTGGAAATTAGGCCCTTTATACTAGAGAAAGTTGCAGTAATAGCATCTGCTGCTTTCTTAAGGCTATTCAAACCCTCCGCAAGCTTGGCAAGCACAGTGAACAAGCCAGCAAACGTAAGAACAGAGATTACTTTACTAAAGTCAAGAGATTTCTTTGTGCCATCAGCATTAGTAGTAAGCTTCTCAAAGGCTTCGCTAATGCTATCGATAATTCCCTTTAATCCGGGGAACGCCTTAGAAATGCCATCGAAAATAGCGCCAATATTTCCGGTGCGGATCAAATCCCATAGTTTCTTAATGCTTGCATATGCGTTTTTCCCAAAACTTTTGAATCCAGTGATCAGCGTTTCTATCGGATTTTCGCTATTGATAACTTCGTTAATAAAATTAGTAAACGGAGTGATTGCATTCGTATAAAGCCATGATCCAACATTTGTGAAGAATGACGTTAAGGATGCGATCACCGGAGCAGAAACGGCTTTTAACTTGTTCCAGGCTCTTGTGAGTGGGGCAAAATATTTAGCAAGTTCCTTAATGTTATTTGGTAGTTTATCGAAATCAGCGTCACTTAAACTATCCAGATAGTTAGCGATATTCGCAAGTGTTTGAGCAAAAGTATCAAGTCCACCATTTACACTGCCCTCAACAAATCCAAAGAATTCCTTGATTTTATTAAGGACATTTTGAACAGACTCAAGATTAAGTACCCAATTTGTAAACCGACCAAGTAGTTTAATCGCAGAAACACCTACGCGTCCAATTCCACCAATGACGCTAAGCACTTTCGACAACGTTGTAAAAACTCTTGTCGCGACTTCTTCGATAACAACTCCCTGATGAGCGCCCATTTTGAGTGACTCCGTGAATTGATGGAAAGCGACAATATATTGCTTTATCTGATCTGCGGTCTTTTTGGGGAAAACTTTATCCCACGCTTTGCCAATAGCTCCAAGACGATCGCCAACCGCACTTAAGACATTCTTCAATCCATCCAAAGCAATAGTACGACCGCTATTTTGAGCATAATAAGAATTATCGAAATCCTTCGCCCCAGATATCAAGTCATCATAAAGCTTGGCCTGCTCTTCGATCGAAAGACTTGTATCATCAATCGCGAACATCATTTCGTTAATCGATTCGATGGCTTCTTTATCGCCGTTACCAACGGCATTATACATTTTATTAAGCCATCTATCGCCAAGGGCACTACCGTCAAAACCAGCAGCAATCAGGTTCTTCTGCTGTTCTTTGATACCGTAGCCGTACTTGCCAGAATTTACATCTTTAAGTAAATCTTTGATGCTTCCGGAAAATTTCTTCGTTCCGTTAGATGCATCCGACATATTCGGGCCAAAATTGCCAAGAGTCTTCTCAAGAATCGAAGAATTCATCCAGGACTGTTTCAGAAGATCATTGAAGCTTGTTGCGCCAGCGGTCATCGCCTCAAAGTCCTTGTCGCTCATTCGATCACTTGCATTTGTGCCTTCACGATATGCAGCCTTTGCTTTGGCTTTGAAATCGTCGTATTTGATTCCGGCTTCTTCAAGGCTTTTTGCATAATCTTCTATGGGATTTGTTTGAAATACTTCTTGTAATAGATTATTTCGTTCCTCAAACCCACCAGCGAAAATGTCCCAAAGACCATTAGCGACATCTGTCCACAAGGTTTTCGCTTGCTCATAGTTACCAATAATGATCTCAAAAGTCCGCATCCAACCAGAACTAACGGCATCCTTGGTTGAATCGATTGCTTCTGTGAATGACTTTGCTTCCTGAGCAGCCTTTGCCGCGTTAATAGAAACACCATCATACTGTCTGCTCAGAATCTCATATGCCTGAGATGCTGTATCAATCACATTGCCAGATTCATCGACCGTTCCGATCATTTCATAGGCCTTTTGAGTCATCTCATCGAAATACCCAAATGCCTTCTCCATGACTTCACGATTAGCCCACTTTTTACTAAGAGTGCTTGTGAAGTTGTCAACTGTTACTTGCCCCTTTTTAATCGTACCGACTTCTTCACCAGCACGGATCAACTGATCGACAAGCTGCTTTGAACTAGCACCTGCCATCTGAACGGACTTCCAGTCCATATAACTCAAGAAACCCTGACTATACGACTGGTTCAAATTATAAATAACACGATTGAACTCGGCAGCGCCCTTACCAGCAAAAGCAGTGGCGTTTGCCATACCTTCAATCATAGGAACTAGCTTATCAATATCACCACCAGCACTAACCATGGTGGAAAGCGCCTGGGTCATATCCGTGAAACCATAAGAAGTTTCATCGGAGAACCACATCAATCGGTCCAAATATTCATTAACTTCATCGATGGATTTACCGGTGGAGTTAATCAACGTCTGAACGTTTGCGGTTTTTTGTTCGTATTTTGAAAATCCGGTAGTGACCTGGTCGATTGACAAACTTTTCGCAATCTTAATTCCGGCATCAACGGCCCTGTTTGTAATATTTTGGATTGCGGTAATCCCTGCAACACCAATAGCCGAAAATTTTGCAACAACGGCATCTCCGGCCGTGAGCAACGTTTTAAAATCACATTTAGCAGCTGCTTCCTCGACTTCCGAGAATGACCGTTTGCCATTTTTAAACTCAAGCGCTTTATCGAGCTTGTCCAATGTCTTGATGGATTGATTTGCTCCCTTTTCAAAAGAACCATTATCCATCTCAAGTTGCACAACTCTGTTGTCAACTTCATTCGCCATCAGCCAGTCACCTCTTTCCAGACATCGTCTCTAATTTCATCGAAAATTGGCTGGATAGCGGGGTTGATATAATCTCGCCCTTCTACCCAGCCTCCAGTCCCAGTGCCATGCCCATACTGAATAAGAAGAGCTATGACCTGACCATCATTAATATTATCGTTAATCCAATTAATTTTAGCAGCCCCATCGGAATACGCGACTTCGTATCGCCATGATACAGCAGTCATTCCGGATTCGACAGGAGTTGCTGCGGCAAGAGCCTCAACGCCCTTTTGGGCATATCGAACCAGATTGTTGAAAATCTTTCTATCGGAGGCTTTTTTAAGAAAACGGTGGGTTTTCCTAAATTTACCTTTCGAAGTAATACGAATGCCCATATAATTAGATCAACCTCTACTGTGATGTTTTGCTTTTCTCGCCTCATTAATAGCGCGGTTGCTTTTGAACGTATCCTTCTTAGACATTTTAGAAGAATCGTTCTTTACTTCATACACGCGAATTAATGTCATCAGGCGATTAAAATGCCAACGTTCCGCTTCGAATGGGATCTGCGCCGTAACCATCCAATAATAGACAAGCTCTGACGTTATTGTCTGCTTCGAAGCAGGTTTACTTTGACGTTGGCTATGAAATGTTGTTGCCGTCATTGGATCGTGGATGTATTCATCTATCGTCTTATAATCGGCGGCAGTCAACTTGTAGTAGATATTGGGGTCAACATTTTTGTTTATCGTCATGCAGCGAACATAATCCATGTATTCTTCTCCGGTCAACTTGGTGCCCATAAATGGTTTCTTCCATTTGCTTTCCCATTTTGATATAGACAGAAGAGAATGCTCAAGTTGGATTACTGTAGGTTTTATTTGAATAAACGAATATGTTGCTTCATCAAATAATTCACCGGACGAGACCGATAAGTAAAGCATTTACGTAGCAGACATAGAAGCAACTGCTGCGGAAGAATTGGCAGAGTCGGACTTCACATACTTATTCATATCGGGAAGCACTCGATCGGTAAATTTCTTTGCAAAATCCTGCTCAGTAACGAGCCGCATAAAGAACTCGACGTAAGCATTTGTCTGTGCAAAGTCATTGTAGATTGCTTCAGTCTTCTCAAACCTACGTCCATCGGCGGACTTAATGCCATAGCTCATCTTTACAATCTTTACAAAGAAGTCCATCATGGCAGGACCGTCCTGTCTCTTAATTGCATCTTCCAGACTATTCTTCAAGCCACCGGGCACAGAGAACTGCAACTGGGTCATCTCGGCAGGAGACAGATGGAAGTAAAGATCTTCGGTTCTAGGATTACCATCGAAATCGGTGTAAGTAATAGTTTCTTTCAACATTTTGAATTTTCTCCTTTCAAATTTAAAGACCCCACCAGCCACTTAAGACCGGTGGGGATATAGTGATTGATTAGCCGCCAGCAGGGGTCATAATGGTAATGATCTCGGAAGGCAGAGGCAGACGAGCAGCGGCTTCATCGGAACCATAGAGAATCTTCTCAAGGTTCGCCAGACATGTCTTCTCCTGTTCGGTCTTCAGCTTAGTGGAATCGATTTCCATATGAGCGAAGGGCTTATAGCCGGGAACACTGACAGGGATGGTTTCAAATTCCCAGCTCAGCTCCATGGCATCAGGGGAATCGTTGATGGTTTCGTAGCTACGTTCGGAAGGAGATGCGGTTGCGCCATAAACCAAATGGAGCTTATAACCGTGATCCTCGAAATCCTGATCGTTACCGACACGAGTACGGAATGCAAGACCGAAAGTCTTCCGAGTCTGCTGACCGATGCTAAGACCAGCGGTACCAGTCGGAGCTACGGAGCCATCGCAAGCTTCCCACTCAGTCGGATACATATAGGCCTTAATGGTACCCTTATAATCCTCCGCGGACCGCATAATCAGGAACTTCATATTATCGGCATAAATAGAAGTTGCTTCGGCGCCTTCAGGGGACTCATCAACGCCGGACAGGCCACTCCAGGCAACGCCTTCGCCAGGCGCATTATCAGCGTAGGGATACAGAACACCATGGTCGACACCAGTCTCATAGTATTTCTTGCCTACTTCATCCCATACAAGAGCTTTACTAGCCATAGGTATTAAACCTCCTTAATAATAAATTGTGCATACAAAATGGCATAACCCATCTGCTGTATAAATCCTGTCAAAGGAATAAAACGGGAAATGCGATAGTTCTTCGAATATTTTGCTATCTGGTGTGTAATCGATTGCGGTTACGGTATAACGATCTCTGACAACAAAACGTCCGTTATTTGAAAACCTAACCTTCTCGGCAGATTTCGAATAACGGATACAAGGGTATTTCATCTTTACATTTGTTGGTGGGTTATAATACGCATCTTTCACACCGGTTATAGCCGAAAGTTTTGCATCGAGTTCGAGCCGTCTATCCATTGTAAAGACCTCCTAATGTAAGTCGAATACGAGGATACTCAATTGCGGCAGACATGATTTCCCATTTCAACCCGTGTAAAACAACATACCGCATATACCCAAGATGTTCCTTCGAAAACTTATCGGCGACAATAGAAATATCATTGCTCAAAGTCAAATCCTTATTTGTACTGTCGCCGTTTGTGTCAAGACGAACTTTCCTGACAATAATGTCCCCGTGGTATCGACGTTCAATCGCCTCAGGGGCAAACACGCCAGGAGACTTTTCAACCGTTTCAACGAAGCCAATATTTCCAGAAAATCGTCCCATTTTGAATTAAACCTCGCTAACAGACCACTCAGTGCCGGTCACGGCAGTAGTACCGTCAACGGTTACAACCTTGCCTGCGGCAAACTTCACAGGACGCAGCATACTGGTGCCATCACTGACAAGCAGCATTCCCTTCTTAAAAGCAGCCTCGACATAATCGGCGGCAACCTTAACGGTATACTTTTCGTCGGCATACAGCTTATGATCCGCAGCCTTACCGTACAGGATAACTGCACGAATATGCTGGTCGTCGTAATTCTCGTTTACTTTAATCATTTTTGTCCCTCCAATGTTATGTAAACCTAAAGGTTAAAATTAACCGGCCTTCTTTTCCAGAACAACACAGGACTTAACCTTAGTCAGAGCACCTGAGCAGCGGGTCTCAAGCAGGAACTTCTCCTTATTGAAGTCGATGTCGAACTGGTTGAACTGAGTAATCTCTCCACCCTTAGTAGCACCAAGGGAGTAGTCATTCAGGTTCAGAATAATGGCCTGGACTTCCATGGTCTCATCATCGGAATTCTGACGGGTCAGACCGTTCATCTGCTCAACGGTATAGATAGCAGACACGTTCAGAATGCTCTTCAGCTCGTCGACGCCGTTATAGATACGCCGACCATTCAGATCTCTTGCCATCAGCATGGTGTTAACAAGCTGAGGGGCCGCAAACATAACAGGAGAACCAGAACCCTTATACTCAATACGAGCATCCAGATTGGCCTCAATGATGGCTTCGGTCTCAATGAAGTTGTCACCAAAACGCTTGGAAGTATCGGTACCCTGAAGCTTATTCTTCATTCCGGCAATATCGACGGCACGATGGATGGTAAACAGCTCGTCGTCGGTCCAGATGGGACGAATCTTATCTTCGGGAATCTTATCCTCATCGCCCTCGTCACGGCCGTCGCCAAAGAGAACGGCGGTAGCAATCTCCTCATTCAGACCGGCACGCTGCATATTGTAAATGTAAGTAACAACATCGAAATCGGTGATATCGATGATATCATCACGATGAATGGAGTCCTTAACATACACGGTGCAGGGGTCGGTGGTACGAGAAATCAGCTTAGCGTTGCCGCCTTCCTTCTTAAGATCGCCCTTCTTATAACCTTTACCGCGGAACTTACGGCCACGAGCATCGACCTGACGGGTTCGAATTCTGGAAATGGGGCTCTTATGAACACCATTCATAACAGTGGTAACCCAGGCCAGTTCATCGGTCAGCAGTTCGGGTGCACCGGGCTTAACGTCCTTGTAATCGGGGAACAGAGTTTCGATATTCTCAATGCCATGCTGGAGATGATCGCAGCTCTCGGCGTAAGCGGCAATTGCCGCACGCAGAGAACCCTGCTGCTTTGCCATCTTAATGACTTCCAGCTGATCGGCATGAGTCAGAACACCGTCCATGGGATCATCCATGGGAGTGGTATCAAATGCATTATGCTTCATAGATTTTTCCTCCTGATCGTTTTCTTTTTCGTCTTCAGACGAGTCATTCTCTTTAATAGAAGTTCCAATTACGGCATAAACCGCATTCTTCTCTTCTTCGGTGAATGTATTCCAAATATCTTTGACGGTCTTGCCGTCCTTAGATACGGGTTCCTCATCATCAGAATCAGCATGAGCGACTGCATTGTTGCCTTTACTCTTGTCTAGAGCCATTCCGATAATGAACATTGCAACCTTTTTCTTTTCTTCTGTCATACCATCAATAATTTCTTTGATGGTGCGTTCGGATTCTGATTTCTTTTCAGCAGGTTTATCGTCCTGCTTGTCGTCTTTTTCGGCATCCTTAACTTCGCCATGAGAAAGATCCAGAGGCTGATTAAAGTACATAATAGCCTCCTCGTCTGCTCCGTCTTCATGGGAGATAATGGTATCGATATATGCCCCGGGATTAGCCCCAGCATATACAAGACTTACCTCTCTGATAACGCCATGCAGCACGTCGCTTCCGCTCTGCTTCAGCTTATTAGCGTAAATGGACATAGCACAAATATCGCCATGTGCCACAAGTTCTCTGGCATTAATGCCATTCGGCGTATCATTAAAAACACCGTAGCCGTATACACCATCGTCTCTATTTTCGAGCATGGCGTGGCCAACAACATTCGACATATTTCTGTGGTCATGGTTCCATACCAGAGGAACTTTAACGCCATCCTGATCCGCGAATGCACCAGCACGAATGACTCGTCCATCGGAACATCTCAGATCATTCTTGGTCACATAACCACTGAAATCATACTTAAATGCCATTTTGATTTATTCACTCCTTTTCTTGAGTATTTTCTGTTGCAATAGGTTCTTCATCTTTTGCATTAGCAAACTCCTGATTATCGGACACACTTATGTTTCGATTCCGGAGCTCATTTGCCTTCTCGTTCTTAACCGGCTTTCTTCCGATCATTTGGCGAACCTCGTTCGGACTAAGAATCTCATTCCGAGTAAGCTTATCGGAAGTATCAGCAACGGAACTCGGGGATAGGAGCTTAAAGGGATCTCGGAAATACATAATGGTTTCGCCATCATCTCTCGCCTTCTGAGTTAGATACTTCCATCGCATAGAATCAGTAATTGCCGAAACAATTGGTTCGATAAGCCTGGTATAGTAGTTCTGCATAGTTGCATCGCTAGCCGTGCCATTAAGAATTTCGGTTGTTAAACCCAACTGAGAGTATAACTGGTCGACAAGATACTTAACCCGTTCATACAAGTTATTCTCTACACCACGGTTTAACTGCGTAACATGCTCGGTTCCATCAATGTATGCTATGCCATACTTGGAATTTTCCAGCTGATCCGAGATACTATCTCTTCGCATTTGAGCCCGTTCTTCCATGGATTTAGTACGAATCTGATAAGGGAGCTGGATAATCATATCAAGCTTACCGGAACCATTCTGCGCATCGATCGTGTCAGAAAGGTTGAGAGTCCGGATTAGCCGCTGGACAACGGAATTGTTCTCATTCATCACGGAATAGAGAGGATTTGTAACGATTGGAACGGACGATTTTGGCATCGTAAGATCTTCTCGTTGACCAGTTCGATCGTTGTAGGCACGCATCTTGACGTAATCCGGATACCACTGGATGATTTGGGCAGTCCGGATAGAACCGATGTCATACTTAAGCCCACTTGCGGTTTTCTTTGTTACGGTATCGATAGGAGGTAAAGCCACGGTTCCTTCGTCAAACATGCTTAAAACAGCATCCATGATGAAGTCCCTTGGGGTCTGATCCTTATTGGCCGAAAGGGTCAGACATTGATTTAGTTTGGAATCGATAGTCTCAACGTAGTTTCCCTCGGAATCGATCCTAACGTGAAGAAGGGAGATAGAAGCACAGTCCATGGCAATCTTTGTAAAGATTGGAGCAATAAAGGACTTTTCATTACCTCTAGTAAGTCTAGTGCGGTATGGATTGTATGAAGAACCCCCGTAAGTCACATAACTACTTACGGGGGGATCTCGATTCATAAATGCATTCCAGGCATTTTTCAGTCTGGAAGAAAGGTTGTTTTCTGGCATTTAGGACTCCTTATTAGAAACTTTTAATTAACTTTCGTTTTTACGCTCTTGATACTTAACATAAGCACCATAAGCAAGTTGTCCGGCAGAAACGACAGCGGAACCAATAACTGCTACCGTACCAATTCCTGAAATAATTGAGGCCGCAGTAGCAGCGCCTCTGGCAATATCGGCATATTTTGAGGCATTAGAACTTGCATCTCTAAACATCTTAAAGCTCTCATCATAACGAGATTTAGCTGCATTAAACGTCGCTTTGTTCTCGCTCAAAGCATTAATGTTCATGTCTCTCTTATTTCGATTCAACAAGTAATCCATCGCTTTGACATTGAACGATGCATCGTCAGATCTTCGTTGAGAAGCAGCGGAAAGATCTTTCATTCTGTTGGCCGCATACTTTGATACAACACCAACAGATGCGCCAATTGCGGCAGCTTTTCCGGACTTAATTCCTGCTTTTTTAGATTCACCTTCATACATATCTTGCGAATCGATGTAACGTCTTTTGCCAACGGCGGTTAATGTCCCGTCTTCATTCTGGTATCGTCTAATACCCCACTTCATACCTAAGATACCATGATGGGCTAAATAGGTTTCCATTTTGATTTCACCTCAATCGTCGTCATCTTTCTTGTTGTCTTTGTTCTTATTGCCCTTCTCTGGACCTAGAGTGGCATCAAGAATCTTATTAGCAACACGTTTAGCGGCACCGGTTGCGATGTTGGTGGCCAAGCTATCGCCGAATTTTGCAAGATACTTTTGAGTTGCCGTTTGACCTTTTTCTACCGTTTTAGGAGTTACTTCAGAAAGATACCGACGTTCAAGGTCTCTTCTATTCAAAAAGTCGCGGATCTCCTGATCCGACATTGTAGAAACATCTCTTGGCCTACCGGAACGCTCATCAGCAAGTCTCTGCTTTTCTTCTTTTCGTTTTGCTTCCGCGGCCTTCTTTTTTGTCTGAGCTGCTTTTCGTGCTGCGGCCTTACGCTTAGCGGTCATCTTACGACCATATCGAACCTGCCCAGATGCGGTTAATGTCCCGTCTTCATTCTGGTATCGTCTAATACCCCACTTCATACCTAAGATACCATGATGGGCTAAATAGGTTTCCATTTTGATTTCTCACATCCTTTAATCAAACATGTCGCCATTAGCCTTATATGCAACCCAGGCATCCATCATTGCCGACACGTTATCGATCTTATCTTCATTTCGAAGTTTAAATAGCTTACGATTGCCATTTGTATCGGTTAACGTAACACAGTTCTCCATCGCAAACTGCATCAATTTTTCATCAAACTTTAAAAGGCGTTCCTCAGACAGCTTCTTCAGCTCTCCAAGAGGAACCGATTCGGTACGAGCTCCCTGGATGACCTTAACAACACCAAAAGAACCATTCTCCTTGCACCATCGGTCAACGAATGTCTCTGCGTTATAAGGATCGAATCCAAAGCACCGTACTTCATAAGCATGTTCTTGAATGAAACTGTCTAACTCATCGTAGACCTGCATCATGTCAAGAATAATCCCATCGAAAACAAATAAACTACCTTCGGCTATAAACTCCTCATAACGAAGTCTCATTGCCACAGGTAGTTTGTGTAATGTATTCAGCGTAATATAGCTACGAACCTTTATGCCATACGAACCATCGGAAAGCGGAAATAGAAACGTAAACGCACAGAAATCATCGCCTCGCGATAAGTCACCGCCCATAGCGCATGGCATCTCCCAATAACTTCTCTGCGGATTAGGTAATGTCTCTTCATACGGGAAATAATAGGTATAGCCCTCGCTTGGGATGCCAAACCGTTTGGCAAGAATATCGTTTCTTGCAGCTGGTACTTTTTCTGCTCTCTCTACGTCACGTTGGTACGCTTCATAACTAACGGTATAACCAATATTCGGCTGCGCTTTAACCCACATCATCGGATCGGCAACCTCGTCTATATCGTCCAATCTGTAATACCAGATGGACACATGCGGCGCTTTATAGTCTCCTCTAAGAATGTCAAGCAGCTCCATCTTCATGGAGTCGCCAATGCCATTCCGAACAGTACCTTCCGAACTAATTGCAAGGATCAAATAATCTTTCACCTTCGTTGCGCCCTGTTCCAAAGCTGCAATCGGATCTTCCTTTGTAACTCCAGAAAGCCATTCGTCAACAGTTGCACATTTTACTTGTAATCCCTGAAGCTTATCGATTCTCATCGGACGAACTTCAAGAAGACTACCGGTTAAAAGATTCTCAATTCCTTTCTTTGTGGAGCAGAGCTTTTGCCTATTGGCTTTATTACCCGTTGTATTTTGAATGCTCCCCTCGGTAAGAAATTGGAACACTGGTCCCCTTGCTCTAGTGATTGCGGTACAAATTGGAGAAATAACCTCAGAAGCCTGTTTCATTGTTGGCGCAACTGCTACCTGATGCGTAGTCGACAAATCAACGTTAAGGAAATAATCATGTATGGTGCTGCCATAGAACGACTTAGCAGCACCTCTGGCGACGATTAAAAACTGCTTTGTGGTTAGTCTATGCTTAATACGTCTACGCTGAGCATGAACTCCGCCATTCTCATCGGGAACATATACGACTTTCTCCTCAAAATAATACCAACAGAAAATCTCTTCAGCCCACAGCTTAAATGTGAACAGAAGTTTTAAATCGGAACCATCTGTCAATACCAGTTCATTCTCGCAGAAAGCTATATAGCCCTCCACGGCTCGATCGTCATAGTAATACTTTGGATCTCGAATCAGATCATCAATCCGATTCATTTCCATTTCAATGTATTTATTGATTCGTATCTCTCCTCGCAACACCGCATCTCGAAATTCGCCGTAGTATCGCGGGGTCGCTGTATTGGAAAGCATACATTACTCCTTATCCATTTTGATGTTCAAGATAGAAAATAATATTCCACTCAAGTTCCTTGACCTCTTCTTTAAATGCTTCAAGAATTGTACTAGACGCAGGAGGATCAAATCTAAGTTTACTGCTTTTAGAAACATACTCTTTAATATAGCCAAGCAGTTTCTTGTCGGAAAGATAATCATTCCATTTTTCTTTGGGGCCTGTGATCTCAAAACCCTCATCAGGGCCTACTTTCAGTTGGGAAAGCTTTGAAAAAACAGAATTCACGATTGGAAGTAGATCCTGATCAAAGTCGTCGCAGTCCTGGTCGATCTGGCATCCCCTTCTAACCGTTTCCAAAATACTATTGCTCATTTACGTTTTCCTCCATGGACATGTATCGTGCTTAGAACGGGAAGCCATTCTCGGCAAACCAGTATTTTCTTTCTGGTAGTGAATCGCGTTATGGGTCGCAAGTGATACACAGACAAGATACTCAGGATCCCAAACTAATGGACTTCCATTGACGATGTCTTCGAATGTTATTGGGTTCATATGATGAAGCGTAAATACATTTGGAAGTGGGTATCCATCAACACCAAGATCCATTCCATGCTGACGCCTTACTATTTCCTGTCGAAGACGCTTGTATTCTATAGATCTATAAAACCTCTGATTAAGCCATCGGCCATAACCAAAAGTAGGTTGCCCAACAGTAGAATATGTCCGAAGATAATCGATCCGTTCTTCGATTGTTGGAAACTTAATTAGTTCCGTCCAAGTCTTAATATAATCCGACATCATCTTCCTCAATTTCATAGTCATCCGCGCCCTGGTATTTTCGCATGGCACGAATTGCACGTTCATAAAGTTCTCCGCTGCGCGCTTCTGCTGCGGCTGCGTCTCTCTTTGCACGAAGAAGCTCAATCTCGGCGTCCATCTTTTCTTTTTCTCGCTTCTCTCTTGTAGATGCAAGTTTTAAATAGTGGACTAGGACTTGAGAAGAGGCCGTTCCCTCCCTAAGCTGCTTTTCAGCTTGGTCGATGGCCAGATCCATCATCAAATTTTCACGAGCTTCTCGTGTAATTGGAGGACGGTCTTGCTTTTTTGGCACTCTTCTCTCCTCCTTTTCAACTTAAATCTATTTTGACTTAACCAATGGTTACAGTGACACCACCCTGCGGATTGTCAGTTTCCGCATAGGGAATCGCCTCAACAGTAACCTCGGACATATAGTCAAAACCTTCGCCAGCGGTAATGGTCTGCTTAGTGGCCGCAGGGGTGACGGTTTTAGTGGTGACCTTAATCGCACTAGAAGGTTCAAGCGTACCAGTGACGCCAAGAATAGTAATACCCTGCTTAATATTTTCGGCAATAAGCTTTGCCTGTTCGGTACTCAGAATGCCGACAGTACCAGACCCATCGTGATAACCCTGAGGAATCTTTACAAGGCCGGCAACAGTGTCAACCGTCAGAGTGACAGCACCATTATTGGGCATCGTACCAGTAAGCTTCTTACCGGCAGCGTAAGCGGTCTTGCCCTTCAGAATTTCGGCAACGCCAACAGTAGCGTCCTTAGAGTTAACATCGTAATCGCAAGTACCTGTGATGATGTTACCAGTCTTGTCATGTGCAGTATACTTTGCAAGAATTTTATCCGCAGTAACAGTATCGGCAGTCAAGTCGATCAGAACGGCACCATTGTAAATTACTTTGTTTTTAAACTGATTAGCCATTATTCATTTCCTCCTATAATTGCAGTTATACCATCGCTGTCATTCGAAACCTCGTAATACGGAATCTTCTCAACAACGACATTTTCTTTCATGAGTTTGTCTGTTGTATACAATGTTTGTGCTATACCTTTAGGAACAACATTATATGGTCCTTCATATGTTTCGTGTTCTTTCAAGATTTGAACTGTGCCATGAAGTTCAACTTTAGTTCGAATCTCTCCGTTGATGGTTGCACAATTATTTACCATGTAGTTACCTCTTTCATAATTCGGAAACCCGAATATGGTACTATTGTGTAAACCTCACCGTTCTTCGTTTCCAACTCAATGTCATAAACGTATCTTTTGAAATCCAAGTCTTTTGTGTCGATCGGGTCAATCTTAAATATTGGATTGCCGGTAGATACTTTTTGGAACACAGAATTGGAATCATATGCACTTTCTTTTACCGTGAGTTTAAATACATCATCCGGCGAAGGAACGTAGAGTCCATCGTCACAAATATTTGTAATCGTAACCGTGAGCCGTGCTGTGTCACCACGAGTAAGAGAAATATCGTTACCTATTACTTCTAGCATTTCTTCACCTCCAGAAATATAACCCATTCAAAGAGAGGCATGGCAGAACTTAATCTGCATGAGACAAAAACTATGGAGGTATTTGTAAGGAAGGCAGACATGAGAAACAAACGTCACGTCGGAAAGGAGAACAACGTGAACAAAGGGAACATGCCTCCCCTTGAATGGGTTATAAATAGGTTTTTGTTTGAGCAAAATATCCCTCCGGAGAAAAAATCAAGAGGGCCGCGAG